CTCTTAGTAAAACTAAAAATCCTTTAAGGAAAATAATAGAGAAAAGAAAATTAAAACGTAACACGGAAAATATAGAAAAAGTAACAAATCGAATTAAAAGTTCAATTAAAACACCAAAAACACCAAAAACACGAAATAACATGAGAAAAAAGGCGGGTAATGCCGCTCAAAATAGACGTACTAATAATAACTAATCATTTCCTAAACACGAAACAAAATTTACTATACAGATCCGAAACCGGGTTTCCTTTAAGATCTTCCCATAATGTTAAAGTAAACCCCAAATCTTCCATGCGTGTAAATAACATGTCTTTGTGTGCAATGGGCTCGACCTTAGGTCCATCGGCATAATATGGTGTATCGGCTAAGTGGACGTATAACTTTTCGCCAAAGTTTCCCGAACTCGTTTCTTTCGTTAAAAAGTAGTTCCCTAAATTGTCTCTTACGGGTGTGTTCATGATAATCTTATCGGAATTCGGTATGATTCCTATGAACCGACCTCCGGGTTTGATTCTGTTCTTTATGGCTAATATTGACGTTTCGAATAACTGTTTCGTTTCGAATATATAGTGTAATGCAAAGTTATAACACACGACATCGTATTTTCTTTGGGGACACGCGAATATATCACCTTCGTAAAAGTTGACGCGTATTTTCATGTTCTTGGCACGCGACTTAGCCTCCTTGAGTGAATCTGGGTTCGGTTCACACATGCTTATGTTAGCCCCCGCGTGTCGCCACTTTTGGAGATCACCACCGAATCCACATCCTACATCCAAAATACTGTCGCCTTCGCGGGTAGCCGATTGGATGAGGAGACGCTTGGCCTCGTTATGGTACTTGCGTATCTCCTCCATTTATTTTTAGACGTTTTTATTTTTTAAATCACTAAGGTTAAATACTACAAATGAAACCTATCATTAAATGGGTCGGTGGTAAAACACAGATTCTTGATACCGTTCTTTTTAATTTCTTCACTTTACAATTTTCTTAATAAAACTGGCAAGTTCAGCCAAAATGACGAGTTGGTGACTCATAACAAGAAGTTTCGCGCGCCTTGTTTTTGGTGAAAAATCACCGTACCCTACTGTACTCATGGTCGTGAGTGAAAAATAGTAAGGGTCGAGTGGGTCATCTGTAAACCCAAAATCTTCTTTCATACCTGAGTATATGAAACCATAAACCAAAGTTATAGCAAGTGTCATGGAAATGGTACTATATAATTTTTTTTTGTTCATTTTAATATTACATTAGAAAAAAATACCCAAATTTTTTTAATCAATTTTTAAAAAAAAAAATAAAAAAAAACTTTCAACTTCCCCCATATATACTCCCCAATTTTTTTAGAGGTTAAAAAAAAAAATATCAGATCAAATATTTTATTTTTTATATATATTCTATAAACGCATCCGTGGTAAAAATGATTTAATTTCTATATACACTGTGGTTTTAGAAAATTTTAAAAATATACCCTAAATTTTGCAAAAATTCGAAAAAATCAAAATATTTTAAGACCAAAAAAACTATAGTAAAAAATTTTTTTTATAGAAATTTTGGATTCAATTTTTCAGAGACCACTTTTTCGCATTTGGTTTAAAATAGATATACCCCGTGATAAATCAAAAATTTCGCGAAGTAAAAAATCATCGTAAATTTTCAAAAAAAAATTTTTTTTCATGTGTTTTCGAAGACAGTAAAAAAAAATTTTTTTTAGAAATTTTGGATTCAATTTTTCAGAGACCACTTTTTCGCATTTGGTTTAAAATAGATATACTTCGTGACAAGTCAAAAATTTCATGGAGTAAAAAATCATCGTAAATTTTCAAAAAAAAATTTTTTTTCACAAGTTCGGAACACTTGATTTTAAAAACCCTCGAAAAAAAAATATTTTTCAAAATTTTAGATTAAAAAAAATATTTTTCATTTTTTGTATAAGAAAAAATTATCGAAAGTTCATAATAAAAATAAAAAAAAAGACTTAAAGCTTTAAAACATGTATACCATATAACAATGTCTCTCGAACAAGATTATACTACTGTACCTGGTCAACTTTACGCGTGTCTTTCTATTGTCGGTCCAGAAGCACCACAAAAAAACGATAAGTTTGGTATCAAGATTAGAGGTGCTTTTGCAACTCGCGACGAAGCGGCTTCGCACGCGAAACGCCTTCAAAAAGAAGATGCAACTTTTGATATTTATGTCGTTGATATGTACAAATGGCTTTTGATTCCACCAGATACCGCAAAGATTGAGGACGTTCACTATACGAACGAAAAGCTCGAGGAACTTATGTCGGGATATAGAGAAAATCAGGCACTCGCCGCAAAGATGTTCGCTGAGCGAAAGTCTGATATGATGGCTGTTAAAGCTGGTGGTACTGAAACGTTTATTAAACCAGGTGATGAAAACTCGAAGTATTACACGAAACCGGATGAATCACCTATCACTCACCCAGCTGAAGTTCTCGAGCGTCTCAAAAAGGAAAAACCGGATACACCCATGGAAGAACTCGTCAAGGAGGCTGATGAAATTGTCGCTAAAGAGATGGAAGAGGTTCGTTTGAAACGCGAAGCGGATGCTAAAGCGGTGCGCGAAAAGGAAGCAAAAGAGAGAGGGTTTAATTCCGTCGAGGCTATGGAAAAGTTTGATACTGAAAAAGCTAAAGCAGAAGAAGAACAAGAACAAGAAGCAAAATCTACGGAGGGTCAGGTTACCGAAGAGAGTGGTAGTAATACCGGGGAAGAAGATGAGGTAACTTCTGAAAATAAGGAAAACGTCGAACCGTAAAATAAAATTTATACACTAAATGTAAGTATGTTGACTATATCACGTAGACTTTTAATAAACATAGTCACCATTCTTATTTTGATTAATTTATTTTTGAGATGGTATAGAAAAAATCAAAAAAATAAATCAGATAATAATGATTTAGATGAGGTTTTGGTTACAGCATCCGATGTAATTAACGATAATACCAAAGATCCGCTTATAGTCAGTAGAGCTTATTTTACTGAACCACTCGAAGGTCCTATGGGTGATTTTGAAGGTCGTCAAACACCTTCAGATTATTTATGGATAAAAGGTAAATCTATCCAGGCCTGAGAATGACGGGTTGCATGGTCTTACCCATGAAAAACCCTAACAAAAATGCGACAAATATTATTATATACCCCGTTTTATCTAAATTTGCAAATATATCATCTTTCGCTTTTTGTGTTTGTGCTTGTTGTTGTAGCATGAAATCTGGCGGTGGTTGATGATAATAGTGGTGAGGTGGTGGTGCATAGTATTCTTTATCTTCGTTATTTTCTATCTCCTCTTCATCATTTTTATCGTTAATGTTCATGTCAAACTCACGGGCGTTGTATTCTATGGGTGTACCAACTTCGGCTTCCATTATATAAAGATAATTCTATTTTTTTAAGCTCATTATTACTCATCTGATGAATACTCACTCTCACTTTCACTTTCTTCTTCTTCATAATAGTCTTCATCATCCTCGTCGTCGTCTACTACAAAATCCTTGAGATTACCATTTTCGTCGGCATCTGAGTCATCTTCATCGTCTTCTTCGTCTTCGTCTTCTTCTAAGAAATCCTCGTCATCTGTTTCTAAGAGATCTACATCTGAGTCGTATTCGTCTTCTTTGTAATCATCTTCTACTTCTTCGAAGAGTTCTAATCTTTCTGGAACTTTAGATAATCTACCTGAACGAGTTCTCTTGTTCATTGTAACTTATAATTAGACAATTCTTTTAAGTATTTTACTCGCTGTATTTCATTTCTTATGTGTAGTTCATTGAAATAAGCAAGTAGTTTAATGGTTAAAATGTCTATTTCTTCCTGTACACCTGTATCACCTGCAACGGAACTAAGACTTATTTCGTCGAGATTATTTACTGCTCTGTGTAAAAACTTTTTAGACGATTCGACGTTCTCGTTATACTCTATAGCCATGTTAATATTGACTAAAAAATCTTTGTAAGCACTCTGGTTTATACCCGAATACTTTATAGATTCTTTGACGAGACTTTGTATTTTATCCGTATCCATTTTTGGTCTAATTAAAGAAGATGTAACGTATACGACTAGAATTAATAATAGTACAGGTAACATTATTCTATAATTTAGTGAGTATTTTATCTGTGAGAACATGTATGCGCGTTCTACACTTACACTTTTGTTCAAGTTTACCGTTTAAAATTTGAAACGGTACGTTTCTCGTGAGACAATCTTCGCAAGTATACGAACTCGATATTGAAAAAAGTTTTACCTTCTTTTTTTCTATATTTGTTATGGGTACATCCTTATTTTTGATAACGTGTTTTTTTATGAACGTAGTGAGAAGTGTTTTAACTTCTTCTGGGTTTTTATTACCTGTATTTTCTATCTTTTTTGTTTTTCTTTCGATATATTTGTCTATTTTACCGTCTTTGTAGAGTTTATTGAGTATAGACGGTGGTAATTCATGTCTTCTCCCTGTAAAATCTTTACAGAACCCGTAAAACCTTCCTTTCATGGTTTCACAGTTACAAAAACACTTTTGTGATATGTTTCCGTTAGATATACTGAACCACACGTGGTTTGAGTTATGTGACCTTTTGAGATTCTCACAGTAGTGTGACGTCGTAGAGACGAGAAACTGGTTTTTGTGTTCGTATATTTTAGTAATCTTAGCCATACTTTGACCTTCGAGGTGTTTTCTTACGAACTGTTCTATGTTTAATAGAGCTTCCTGATCTTTGAACTCATTTTTTAATTGGTTAGCTGTAAACTCACCTTCTTTTTTTACGGTGGCACCTTCTATAGTGACTGGGTCTGATCTTTCGGTACGAAGTGTAGCCATGTGCATGATTTTGGTATTCGCAATGTGTCCTTCAATCGCTTCTAACATGCTAAAAGGTCCACACCTATAAATAAAAATGGGTCTGTATTCACCTTGAACTTCTTTACCTGTATTGTTACACAATGTACACCCCTGACCGGAACACGCTTCGTGTTTACCTTTTTTGTGTGACCACGGCATTCTAAACCCGCTTCCCTTTGTTTTTCTTTGTGAACTTCCATATACGGAAGCGTCTACTATATCATCCCACTGTTTCGAACCATAGGCTAAATTAAGTGTATTAATGATATGTTGTCTTAGAGCTATAGCGGAAGATCTATCAACGACGAAACCTGGCCAATTTATGTGTATACCTGTTTTTATGAGATGCCCTGCGGGTTTGGGTTCCGCTACAGAAATGAGTGCTTCTTTACCACCAAATTTTTTTACCTTGTCACATATTACTTTACACACACTTTCGACTTCATTAAATGTCATTTCATCTTCGTCTTTATAGTCTAGATCGACGAAAAAGTTATAGTTTTCTGTCTTTTGTTCGACAACGAATATCTTTTCACCTGAGTTGTATGCTTCGACATACTTTTCGTAAAAATCGTTCAATCTATCAAATGGCACGGAAAGGACACCACCGTCCATGAGCACATGTGATAAATTGGTTCCGTTAGAGAATCCTTGTTCTCTACACCATTGTTTAAACATACTTACCAAATATTAGATTTATTTTTTTATATTAGTCTTCATCACACTCATCGTCGTATTCGTGGTGCCATATAGACCTTCTATACGATACTTCCGGATACTCTTCCTGTTCGGATAAAGACTTTTTTAATACTAGAAGTTCATACACTTTATCTTCTACGTGATTTTCGACGTATTTTTCCGCCCTTTTGGGTGTATACCCGTGTTTATCTACGAGAAGTTCTTTTATCTGATGAAGAATGTAAGCTTTCGACTTCATTATTTACTTTATAGAAAAGGTTTTTCTATTGAGAGAAGTCACACACGCGTAAAATTCCGGGTTATTCAGGATGTTTTTAACTATTCTATCCCATTGTTTTTTCGTATTAAACTCCGTGAGTGTTTCGAAACTCATAAAATCGTTTTCATCGTGTGTTCTCTTGATGGGTTGTTTTTGTAGTTTTTTCATATTTGTTTTTTGTTTTTCTTCGTTAAATTTTCGAACGAGTTCGATTTGTTCTTGGTTTGTGTAGTTTACAAAGAAGACGAACACGTTATACTCGAGTTCAACACCCGGACTCTCTTTTACCGTAAACTTATAGTCTGTGTATTCTCCTTTTTTGAGAGAAACGACCCCCCTGGTTTCTTCTTCGAGTTCTCTCAAAGCGGTCCTTAAGGGGTTGGGTATTTCTCTTCGCCTACACCCTCCGGTGACGAATATCCAATCTTTGAACCTTCGATCCCGGACAGTGAGAAACTTTGGTTTATCACCCGTAAACGTTACAGGAATAGCTATAGCTTTGTATTTTTTCATTGCTCATTAGCAAGTTATAATTGAGCGAGATGATTATTTTAGGGAATCTTCTTCACTAACTTCAATTTCTTCAATTTTTTCTTCGTCTTGGGTTTCTTTTACGTCTTCTTTTTTACAAAAAGAGACTGTTTGTGTAGGTTGAGGAGGTTGTGGTGGTCTGGATAAAAAACTTGTGAGTTTTCCGTTGAACCCTTTAACTTCTTCGAGGTCCTTTTTAGCTGTTTTGAGTTCTTTATACATGTAAACTGATGCAATTACACATACTATAACAGCGACTATTATACCGGTTTCTCTATCGAAAGTGAACATATTATACTAAAAGTATAAATCATGTTTTTAAGTTGATATAATCGCACCCATATGAACACGTTTTTCTTGGGGGCACTCGTATCCCTGTTGAGCAAATTGAATCTCCTGGTAGTGTCCCTCTTTACACTCTGCATTTTGGGCGGGTTGTTGTTTAGAGTCGACGAGGTGATTCAAAGTACCTGATTTTGGATCGTACGTTATTATAAAAACGAAAGCTGTTAAAAAAATGAGTTGCCAAAACATTTATAATAAGTGGCTAAATTAAATTAAGTTAAATTAGTTAGAATACATCAAACCACCCATACCGTTTTCTATGCGAAGGACGTTGTAGTTGACGGCGTATAAAGTCTTATCGAAGTTTTTGTTATCGGAAACGATTCTCGCCGAATCGAGTCTACTGAAGTTGAGGGACCCGGTTGGTTGGAGCTTAGCTGTATTGAGACAAAATGGTAAGAGAATTGTAGAATGAAATTCACCTGCTGTACAATACCCATAATCTGTGTGATACCAGAATGGGGTTTCTGCAAAGTGTGGTACGACAGTTTTATAATCTCCTACATCTACACCGTTTATTTGGAGTTTGAGTTTTGTTCTATCTGAAGAAGTGTCTGCCATATTAGTAGAAGTTGTGGAAACTAAGTATTTTATTGGGTGATTAAATGGTAATTCTTGTATTTTGGAATTCGAAGGAATGACTTTTTGAACTTGAGTAATGAGCATATTTTGTGGTGCGGAAGACAAAGCGGTACGCTCATCCGTATCGAGGTGAATGAATTGGGCATAAACTTCCGCATCAGATGTAGTGTTACTACCCCATGTAATTCGTAATTCAACATCGTGGTATTGGAGTGCGACCAATGGTAAAGCCGACTGAGCGTCTTCACAGAACGAAAATCGGAGTGGATAAAAACTTTTTGGTACGAATGGTTCCAGTCTAGCTTTAGAAGCTGTTTGGGATACAACTCTTTCTGCGTGTAATGCGGAAAATGTATAATCTTGTTCGTCAATAACTTGACCACCTATTAAGAGTTCAACTTTCGAAATACGATCAGACCAATCGGTAATGTTGCCGGCTCTGTTAGCAATGTAGACATACCCAAGCATGTCCCCCTTTCTTTCGAAGCGGACGGTGGACATACCATTGGCACTTGGGTTGCCCTGGATAACTTGTCTTTCGACAGTTTGGGCGAAATTCGTGTGACGTTTATAGTTAGATCTAAAGAATGAAACTTCGGGCTGACCGACGAGGTGCGCATCTTGGGCACCTATAGCAACGAGTTGAGCAATACCTCCAGACATATTTTATATTATAGTAAGGTTTTATTTTTTTAAATTACGAAAACCCGATTGCATTCATATAAATGTTCCCGTAAAGGTTCGATAGGGTCATGAGTGCGTGTTTATCTTGGGTGACCGAAACATTAGATGTCATGGAATAAAAGTTGACGTTCGTCATGGTGGATGAAATGTTTATGTCACCTCCACTCGCGAGTATAGGTATAACGATCTGTGCACCTGTTATGAGATTGGAGAATACGAGATTCGAAACGTCGGTTGTAGAGACGACGAGTGGTGCTGTTCCATAGGTTTTTTCTTTTGCATCGACCGTTATAGTACCCGAAGCTATTGAAGCTGATATGTCTGTGTTCGTTAATTTAATATTCTGTGAAGTTGTGTTCCCTGAAACGGTTAAATTATTTGCCAAGGTGATTGTATTTGCTGTAACAACATTCGTCACTACACCCCCGAGGGTAAGTACATTCGCGGTTACGTTTGCACCATCGTATACACTTACAACATCGTCTAATGCAAATGGTGATGCCTCAATGGTTAACCCTCCAATGGTAATATTATCCGCCGAAACGTTACCTGAAACCGTGAGTACGTTAGACCCTAGTGAGTTTATAGTAAGGTTCGAACCAATTAATACATTTGCATTTTCCTCCGTTATGTTATTGAACGACGAACCACCTTGACCCCCAGAATCATAAATTTGACCTGTTGTCGTATCGTATGATAGAACGTTTCGTGTTGGGGATGCGTAATTTGGATCGAGTTGTATTGTATCTACTACAAAAAACCCGTTTTTGGAGCCTGATGTTAAAGATTGTAATGTAATCTTATCATCGAATGCGATGTTTGAAGCTATTTTTATACCGGCTGTTGCATTTGAGAACTGGACAACGTTGGATGTTACGTTATCAACATTCACTACATCGTGTAAGTTTGGTGTTGCCGTTTGTATACCTGTAAGCTGGGAACCGTTACCGAACAAGTAATTTGCTTCTACGTTACCATATACATTCAAAGTGAAATCTTCACCTTGTTTTATAGTTATATCAAAATCACCTGCGTGATTATCGGTAAAACCTATAGCAAACTCCGTTCTATTTTGGTCGTACCCTACGTATACATTGTCTGTATCAGATGGGCGCGCAAGTAATAAACCGGAATCGACTGACGCTGATGCATCGCCAAGTTGAATAATTGGATCTTTAACAACGAGATTTTCGGTGTTTACGGTTGTTGTTGTACCACCTACGAGTAAATTACCCGTAATTTCTGTATCACCTTCGACCCGTAAATCATAACCATTAAGATCATATGCACCTGTACCTACATAAATATTGGAAGCACTTATAGTGTTTGCACCCTTGATAGTACCATACATTCCGTTCGTAGAAACAACATTATCAGCGACAACATTACCATTCAAAGTAATTACACTTACATTATCCCCCGAGACATTACCATTCAAAGTAATTACACTTACATTATCCCCCGAGACATTACCATAAAGTGTAATTGCATTCACATTATCCCCCGAGACATTACCATTCAAAGTAATCACACTTACATTATCCCCCGAGACATTACCATAAAGTGTAATTGCATTCACATTATCCCCCGAGACGTTACCATAAAGTGTAATTGCATTCACATTATCCCCTGAGACGTTACCATTCAAAGTAATCACACTTACATTATCCCCTGAGACGTTACCATAAAGTGTAATTGCATTTACATTATCCCCTGAGACGTTACCATAAAGTGTAATTGCATTCACATTATCCCCCGAGACATTACCATTCAAAGTAATCACATCTACATTATTACCAACAACATTACCATTCAAAGTAATCACATTTGCAGTGTCTCCAACAACATTACCATTCAAAGTAATTGCCGTCAAATCACCGTGTACCACAGTTAAGTTATTTTGAACTAATGTATTACCTAGTATATCAAAGGTAATTACATGGTCAGGATCTTGGTAATGCAAAATATGATCATCTGTAAATGTATTTTGTGTATACCCTAACGAAAACCTATGTTCATCTGCATGGTAAATTAAAGCAACATTGGCATAATCACTATCATCTTTGTGTTCCATCAAAATACCCATATCGAGGTTGTGAACTGCATTATTTGCACCCAAACCAAAAATTCTATCTTGTATAACAACATTATTTGATGAAAAAGTTGTTGCGTTACCAGTAAACGTTAAATTACCAGTAAATTCGGCTTCTGCTGCATCTATAACATATTTACCTCCTGTTGTTACATATACAGGTGCTTTAATAAGATCACCTGTATTTTTATCAGCCATTGTTAGATAATTGTTTGTTGGATCCGTTAAACCAGAAATGAAAATATTACTTCCAACGTGAACATTACCACTCGATATGAAACCGGTTGTTGTGTGTGTTGATTGTATGGTATTTTGCGTCGAGTTACTCCACGACGTAACCATATCCAAAGTTTGGTTATTTGCACTCAAATTTGAAGCGAGTATCTTTTTGAGTTCATTACCTGTGCTGTTTACGTAGACGTAAGTTGGCTGTGCATAAACTTCCTCTGCGTTCGGAATATCATTCGAACGACCAACACCCGTAACAAGAATTTTCTCACCGGATTTAACAACTATACCAACGTTTTGTATTTTATCCGTGTTATTAAACGGGACTGTATTCATTAACCCACCGGGTGTGGTGTTACTTACATAAAGTATTTCACCTTTTTGAAAATTCGTGTCAAACGTCATACCAAACGTACCAAAAGTAACGACGTGTCCGTTATTGTTTTGGTTTATAGAACCATCCATAACAATACCTATAGCAGGCATGGTTGAAGCGCTCGATGAATCCGCTTTTCTTACTTCGGGTGTATCTCCCGAACCATCGTGTATATAAACAACATCACCTTTTGAAAGTGCTTCACCCGCTTTTACTTCTATGGAAGTAAAATCTATATAATCGTCTATCCAGTTCCCATCGATATAAAGTAAACTTTTATGATCATTCGGGTCTGTTATGATGACATTAGAGAGCTGGTTGAGTTTAACACCTACATTAGACGTAAGATCGGTCGTAAACGCCGTGTGTGCGTTTGTAAACTGAACCGTATTTGATGTCGTATTACCTGCATCCGTAACTTGTTGAAGAGTGACGTTCGAGAGAATACCACCGTCACCTTTAAAGAATCCGGACGTTGTTTCTATATTGTTTGTTACGTATACATTATCTGCAATGACATTGCCATAAAGTGTAATCACGTCTACATTATTCCCAACGACGTTACCGTTTAGTGTAATGGCTGTTAATTCACCCGACGTGAGTGTTATGTTGTTTTGTGCTATTACGTTACCGTAAACGTGTAAATCTATGACGTTCGCCAAATCGGGTGTGATTTCGGTATCTAAAGAATTGTTTAGTGTGTAGCCGATCATTATTTCTTTTTCGTCGCCTCTAAAAGTTACAGTTGGACTCGCATTACTGTTGGGTTGTTTCATGATAATACCAATATCTGTCGATGTTTCAGTGTTATTGTTTGCGAGACTTATAACGGCATCTCCGAAAGTTGTATTTATTGTATCAATTGTTGTTGTTGTACCTTCGACGAGGAGGTTACCTTTTACGTGTGCATCTTTTTGTACGGTAATATAGTCTGTTTTCGTGTAATTCGATACGTTTACGTTCCCCGTAACTTCGACGACGTTTGACCCTAATGTATCCATGATAAGATTAGACCCAACCAAAGCTTTTCTTGAGGTAAACGTGTTCCCCGTAACTTCGACGACGTTTGACCCTAATGTATCTATAGTAACATTCGACCCAACTAATGCTTTTCTCGAAGTATACGTATTGCCCGTAACCTCGACGACGTTTGACCCTAAAGTATCTATAGTAACATTCGAACCAACGAGGACTTTTCTCGAGGTAAACGTGTTCCCCGTAACTTCAATGACGTTCGACCCTAGTGTATCTATAGTAACATTAGAGCCAACTAAAGCTTTTCTCGACGTATACGTATTCCCCGTAACTTCGACGACGTTTGACCCTAATGTATCCATAACAAGGTTCGAACCAACCAAAGCTTTTCTTGAGGTATACGTGTTCCCCGTAACTTCGACTACATTTGACCCTAGTGTATCTATAGTAACATTCGATCCAATTAAAGCTTTTCTCGAGGTAAACGTGTTCCCCGTAACTTCGACGACATTGGAACCTAATGTATCAATAGTCACGTTTGAACCGACTAAGGCCTTCCTAGATGTATACGTATTACCGGTCACAACTAATACGTTTGAACCTACCTCGTCTACGAACAAATTTGAACCAACATCTAACGTGTGTACAGGTAAAGAGTTTGCTATACCAACATTACTCGCCGTGATTAAAGATGTACCACTTTTATTAAATTCAACTGTTTTAGAAGCGGCTGTATTACCTTGTAAAATAATATTGTCTAGAGTCAAGTTTGATAAAAAGTAACTATCACCGTGGTAAAATGCGGCACTGACATTACCGGTCGTACTAAACGCATTTATGGATTCAGATGGGTGTTGTAAAAACGTACTCGAGCCTAGACTTAAACCTGTTATAGTTGGATTATTGTTAGATAAACCAATATGGTCTAATGTAATCGAATCTGTATTTATTCTACCTGCGACTTGAATTTGATTAGTTACACTAGAATCTATTAAAATAGAAGGACCCACGCGTACTTCACCTCCTTCAGTTACGTGAAATTGTGAACCTACATCAAGTGCGTGTGTAGGACTCGTATTTTGTATACCGACATTACCAGTTGTTACAAACGCGGTCGTTGGATTTATAAATTCTAAAGTATTCGACGTAACGTTACCTCTTTGAGATACAAACTGTAAATTTGCGTTAAATAAATCAGCACTCGCCGTGTTAGAGTTGACTATTTCTTTCGTGACTGTGTTATAACTCAAAACTGTTATTTCTGGTACAGACGGATCGACTGTTCGCATAGGTGTTATGTAAACACCCCCTGCAGTTGAAGCATCTATGGCTACATTAGAGGCATTGAAAACGATCGTATTTTCAGCCTGGTCGTCCGTAGCGTGTTTACCAAACCGGATTTTGGTAGACCGCTCGATGGTAGGTATGTTTTTAACCATTTAATATAGGTGTGTATTTTAATTTGCGTAAGTGAGGCCGGCCATGCCATTTTCGATACGAAGTATATTATAGTTAACCGCGTATATGGGATCGTTAATGGTCATGGTCTCACTTATAATTTTTGCTGAATCTAATCTACTGAAATTAAGTGTTCCCGTTGGTTGAAGTGAACTTGTTGATAAGCAGAAACAGTGTAAAAAGAAATCGGGTGACGTAACAAACGTCGTGTGATAATAATTGGGTATTTCCATGAAATGAGGTTTACCAAACTTAAAATTGCATATATCGAGTCCGTTTATTTCTATTTTTATCTTGTTTGTATCGGATGTAAGTGCACCACCCGTTGTTGTATCCGAACACGCGAGATACTTTACTGGGTGGTTAAACGTGAGTTCTTGTGTGAGTTCTCTGGAAGGAATACTTTTTTGTACCTGGGTAATGATTAACTCGTGATTTCTAGAGGCAAAATTACCACGTTCTTCGTTATCTAAGTAATAGTAGTTAGAATAACAATCAAATTCATAATTACCTGCATCTGGTCCCCAGTAAATTCTAATTTCAACTTCGTGATAATGCATTGCTATTATTGGTAAAGCACACTGTGGACCTTCACAGAAGAAGAAACGTAAAGGGTAGAAGTAGGAACGTGCGCTTACACCTGGGTGTGTACCTAAGGCGCTTTTCGATATATTGTTTGCAAACGTATCTATGGCGATCTTTTCCGTAAAAACAGCGTCCTGTGTATCTATGACTTGACCACCTATGAGCAGTTCGACTTTGTCTATGAGAGTATCCCACCTTTGGATATCGAGTGCCTTTGTGTTATTGTGTATCGTGAAATACGTGTAACCTAAAAGATCACCGGACCTTGTAAACTTGACCGATGACATAGCGTTACTTTTCACAGCTCCTTGTATCGTTTGTTTTTCTATGGATTGTGAAAAGTTAGAATGCCTTTTAAATGTTGAATTAAAAAACGATATTTCCGGTTTTCCCATAATGTGTTCGTCTTGAGCACCTACGGCAATGAGTTGAACTACACCAGAAGACATTTATAATAAGAAAAGGTTAAAAAACGTCCTGAAATTATTCATAGGATAAATTTCTTTTTTTGCATACAAATCTAAAAACAAAAACTGCGTCACCACAGTCTGCGGCTGAACCGTCTTGTTTATCTAAATTGAATGTCAATCTATCGATCTTTCGAATGGGATTATAATATTGTTGAATGATTGGATACTCATTTCTAAAAAATACGGCTTTTTGAGCACCTGAAGCTGCGTGTAATTTGTGTTCACATACAATAGTACCAAAAATGCCGTTTAAGTGATTATCTGCATCACTAAGATCATTTTTACCACGTTGACTGAAGTACGTCTTGAGTTCTTCTATGCCTATATGTATACACCTTTGAGTATCACCGGTAGTGTTAATACTCGCGGCTAACAACTGTGCCTGAACAACGTTCTCTAGTGGGGTTGGTAAATACAATGTAAAGTCAGTATCACTGGTAGTATCCAGGTTATCGAGTACAACTGTGTGGTGTTCACATTCGAAATCAGGTAATGTTGATTGACTAGTCACTAAAGCCATTTATATATACCGGAGATTTTACTTCATCTTATAATTCAATTGTCCGTTGACCATTTCCTGTCCCCCACAAACACCGCCTCGGCTATCCGAGTAGTACGATTTACCGAGGCACTCTTCCTTGGATTCGAGATCGAAAATAGAACCTTCGTTTACGGTCTCTATTTCTACTGGGCTGTAATAACTTTTCTTTGGGTTCAGTAGTTGAAGAACCCACAAGATTACGAATATGACGACTATTGCCCTGAGAGCATTTTTATTTGTGTTGTTGAGTTTCATTATTTGTTATGAACTGAGATTTTTTTATAAAGTGCGTTAAAGAAATTATAATAGTTTCAATATAAAGAGTAATGGACGGAGAGATTATTCTTAATCGTGGCGATACTAACGTTATGAAACTAGATGATAACGAACAAGCACTCATGAACGAGATAGAAATAGAAGTTCCTAGACCCCAGCCTGTTAGAAAACAGATGCCTAGACAAAAAACACAATTTGTTCCGCCACAGGCGCAGTATTTTCAGGAAGATATAGACTCTTTCGCGAACCCGAATAAACAAAACCCACCATCCGCTCCACCCCCAGAAGAACCTGTCGATTACGGTGAATACGACAATGAACCAGATATGGACTACGGGGGAGGGGGAGGAGGATACGTCATGGAAGAGGAAGAAGAAAAACCTTCACCTGGTTACAAAACTATCGACGAAGAAAAAGCGGATCTCGTAAACAAACTTGGGCGTTTGGAAAAAAAGGGGTTTACTGTGAACAAGCGTTTAAATGTTTATTCCCCCGTAGATGAACTTAGAAACGAAGTTAAGCGAATAACATATAGCATAGACGTCGATAAGTCTATAAAGTTTTCGAGACGCATGCTTATTGCGTGTACAACAGGTCTCGAGTTTTTGAACAAAAAGTATAACCCGTTCGAGATTCAACTCGACGGTTGGTCCGAGAATGTTATGGAAAACGTTGACGATTACGACGAAGTTTTCGAGGAACTTTACGTAAAGTATAGGACAAAAATGCACGTTGCACCCGAAGTTAAGCTCATTATGATGCTTGGTGGTTCGGCAATGATGTTCCACTTAACGAACAGTATGTTCAAATCAGTCATGCCTAATATGAACGACGTGATTAAACAAAACCCAGGACTTGTTCAGAACATGATGTCTGCGGTTCAGAACACGGTGTCTAAATCTCAACAACAAGGCACGTCGAACGACGTTCCGAACGAAGGTGGTGGAGGTGGGAGACACGAAATGCAAGGACCAGGGTTTGACATTTCGAGTCTCATGGGTAATATAATGATGCCTCCACAACCACCCATGAATACGACAAGTTTGGAAAGAAGAGAAGAACCCGAGATCGATATGGAAGACGATATTTCGGATATAGCTGAACCACCAGTATCAGAAGACGTCGCCGATGAAGACGGCGAAGTTCGAGAAGTCAAAGTTACTCAGACCAAGTCTAAAAGAGGTGGTGGTCGAAAGAAAAAGTCAGTCGAAATTAATTTGTAAACATAGTATAGTATAGATGATAGCTTATTGTCCTCTAGATGAAGAACCCTTCGAAAGACCAACCCCCAACAGGGTTCGTCCGACGATGGAGGTTGTTACTAGTAGAACACCATCACCAAAAACACATAGTAAGGTTTTGGGTAGAGACAATACAGAGTGTAATTACGTTGTTATGTTTTTCATCGCGGGTGTTGTAGCTCTCGCGTTAATAGATTCGCTTCCGAGAAAGTAAAAGTAAAAAAACTTTCTACCATTGTGACTTTTTCCAGAATGGTAAAAATGGGTTCTTTATATTATATTATATAAAGAAATGTCGGTTGGTTCTTCACCGGATTTATATAATATATTAAACACTATACTTCAAGATACGGCGCCTCATAGTATGTCTGAATTGTATAGTATAAGTTTTACAGATGGAACTTCATCAGTTTCATCCGGTACAATAAGTTTGCTTAGTTTTCAGAATAAAACTATTAATACTGGTGGTACGGGTGGTACGTATACGTATAGTTCGGGTTTTGAATGGGGGTATTACAATGATAATTATCATTCCGGTGGGTATTCGGGAGCACAAACTTGGTTCAGTTCACGAACACCTGTTTATACACATGCTTCACCCGGTAGAAGTCGTGTCACGGACTTTACAAATATAAGTACAGCTTCAAGTGGACAAACTTCAGTTAACGGTGATGAAACGTATTCGTATTTATGGACTGGATATTTTAAAGCACCTATTACAAGTACGTATTATTTTAATACAAGATCCGATGATAATAGTCACATGTGGGTTGGTGTAAATGCTCTAAATCCTAGATACGATAATGAAACTGTTGATAACGGTGGTTTACATGGTATGCAAACAGTAACAAGTAGTGGTGTAAGTTTAACTGGTGGTGTATATTATGATTTTCGTATGACATTCGGTGAAGAAGGTGGTGGAGACGACTTGCAAGCGCAATGGCGTAATAATTCGACTTCATTCTCATACGATTGGAGTACAGTCGCTTTTTCTAATCGACAAATTAGTGGTGGTAGTTCATCGGGTATAACGCTTGCGTTTCACTACGGTACGTTTACCTCGAGTGATTATTCGAGTGCATATTCGACGGTATCAGATGCAGCAAACGCTGGACACGTGTATTCAAATACACCTTCGGGTACGTACACTTGGGGTACGTTAGGGACACCTTCATCAACAAGTACGAGTACGACGTATACATGGACACCAACCACAACCTTAACAGGTAAGCTTCTAATGGTTGCTGGCGGCGGCGGTGGTGGTGGTACTATAGGTGGTGGTGGTGGTGCTGGTGGTGTTGTGTACTCTGCGAGTGCGAGTATATCGGCGTCACAAAAAACGATTGTTGTGGGTAATGGCGGTACGGGTGGACAGGGTTGGGATTATTTTCCAAGACCTGGTTCATCTGGTACGAATACGTCTTTTACGGGATTTACTACGGCTATTGGAGGTGGTGGAGGTGCTGGTCATGGTGTCACTTCAGGAGATGGTCCAAAATCAGGTGGTTCGGGTGGTGGTGGTGCTCAAGCCGGTACTACGGGTGCTTCTGGAACAGCTGGACCTCCGCGTCAAGGGTATGATGGGGGTAACTCACACAATGGGGCTGATTATGCCGGTGGCGGTGGTGGTGCTGGTGGTGCTGGTGGAACTAGTGGTGGAAGTACTGGTGGTATCGGTGGTATCGGTGTAGACTATTCATCAGATTTTACAACAACCTATGGCGATAGCGGTTGGTTTGCATCTGGTGGTGGTGGCGGTGTTAGAGATGGTAATTCACGTGCAGGTGGTTCTGCGTCTATAGGCGGTGGTGGTAATGGTAATAACCTTGATTCTGGTGTCTATACCGCCGCACAAAAACATACCGGTGGTGGGGGTGGAGGTGGTGGATTTGCCGGTGGTGGTAATTTTATGGCAGGAGGACAGGGAGGATCAGGTATTGTAATCTTCTCTGAAAGTTCAAGTTCATCGGGTACAACGCTTGCTTTCCACTACGGTACGTTTACCTCGAGTGATTATTCGAGTGCATATTCGACGGTATCAGATGCAGCAAACGCTGGACACGTGTATTCAAATACACCTTCGGGTACGTACACTTGGGGTACGTTAGGGACACCTTCAACGACAAGTAACCAAACTACGTATACATGGACACCATCTGGAACAATAACAGCCAGTGTGTTAATGGTTGCCGGTGGTGGAGCTGGTGCGGGATGGTGGCATGGTGGTGGCGGTGGTGCAGGTGGTTTAGTGTACTATTCGAATCAAAGTTTATCTGGTTCAAAAACAATTAAAGTTGGTAACGGTGGGTATCAAAACGGTGGGAATCAAACCAGTGGGGCGTGGTCAAATGGTTTTAACACTGAATTTACTGGTTTAACGACGGCTGTTGGTGGTGGTAAAGGTGGAACTGACTATAGTAAACCTGGTCCAGGAAGTTCCGGTGGTTCCGGTGGTGGTGCAACTGGTTATTCCAATGGTTCCGGTGGATCTGGAACTTCAGGACAGGGTAATAGTGGTGGTAATGGTAGAAGTGGTAGATTACCAAATGGTTATAATGTGGGTGGTGGTGGTGGTGGCGCTGGTGGCGCTGGTTCTCACGAAGACAACGGTGGTCACGGTGGAGTTGGTGTAGATTATTCAAGTGTTTTTGGTACAACATACGGCGATTCTGGTTGGTTTGCTGGTGGTGCTGGTGGTGGTGGATTTGGTGGACAAGTCGGTGGTAATGGTGGTAATGGTGGTGGTGGTAATGGGAGTTCCGGTACGGGTAATGCACAAGCTGGTCAAGCTCATACCGGAGGTGGTGGTGGTGGTGAAGGAGACTTAAGTGGTACTCGTGCGAGAGGTGGTGGATCAGGTATTGTATTAATTAAATATTAACACCGAGCTCTTTGCAATGACATACAGTTAGTTAGACTTTATATAATGTACGTAAAAACGTGTACATTATATAAATAAATTTAAAATTTAAAATTAAACATCATCCGTGAACGTTTCGTACCCTTTTTTGAGTTCGGTGTATAGTTCTGATACTATGTTAATGTTTGAATCTAAACTGACGTTAGAAACAATAACAAGCTGATTTTCAACTGGCATTTTACCCTGAGTTTTTGCATCTTTAGTAACGTGGTGATCGAAATAACCCCTTATGGTATACGTATTCGAATCTGAAGAAAGTTCAATAGTCGCTTGTTCTATATTATGACGTTTACGCATTCCGACGTAAAAACTAGGTAATTCTACGCCTGTATTATTAACTATTTTAGTTTGGTTAACTTGTATTCCCATTTTATATTTACTTTACTTTATAAATATATAATTATTTAGATTTTTAGACGAATTGACTTAATTTATTTTCAAGTGCTTTTATTTTCGAGTTAAGTTCTTTTATAGCTTCTACAAATATACCTGCCATGTTCCCATACGCTATACCATACCCTAACTCTTCTGAACCAGATACAGCTTCTGGTAAAACTTCGAGTAATTCTTGGGCAACTAAACCCGTGTATGCTATACCATCTTTTTCATACGTGTACCCATTTATTTTTTCTATTTTAGAAACTGGATCTTCTATAGTTTTGAGATTTTTCTTATTTCTAACATCTGAATATGCAGTTACGTTTCCAGTTGCATATATATCGCCTACAACATGGAGTTTATAAGATGGTGACGTTGTTCCTATACCCAAATTACCGCTATAACGGTCTAATGTCATTTTTGTATTAGATCCTACATCACCCCAATCACTACTCCATTTAAATTTGTGACTATCACTAGTATCTACACCACATGCCCAACTTGCCCAACCAGCTATATCAAAGGCTAGATAAGGATCACCTGCGGATGAACCAGCTACTCTTAAAGTTATTATAGCATCTTGACCACTACTATTAGTTGGATTATATACGTATATACCATTATCCATTACCGAAGACCCCGTTGGTTCTATATACAATCTCCCGTTAGATGAAGATGACCCTATACTTACGTTACCCGAATTGTAGTATATATTTGAACCCGAGGTTGTCCAAACACTACTTCCACCTCCACCACTAAACGCCGAACCGTTTTGGTAGAGCGTTCCCGTAAAGTTTATGTTACCAGCGACGTCAAGAGTATAATTCGGTGCTGTTGTTGCTATACCTACGTTACCCGTAAAACCATCTATCATCATTCTCGAGTTAGACGGACTCGCTCTATAAACTGTACTATTGCTTGCCGTCGTTTCAACGCAAAAGTGTAAATCCGCACGACTCCAACTATTAACTGCATCTGCTATAATAGCACACTTAGGTTGGGCGTTTGGATCACCCGAATGTGGTGTTCCTAAATATAAAGCTGCTCTATCCCCTATAGTGTCACTATACGCCTCTATATGCACATTAGATTCACCATACGTGTTTTTATACACGTGTAATTTTTCGACCGGGCTTGATGTTCCTATACCAACATTACCCGAATTGTAGTATATATTTGAACCCGAGGTTGTCCAAACACTACTTCCACCTCCACCACTAAACGCCGAACCGTTTTGGTAGAGCGTTCCCGTAAAGTTTATGTCACCAACGACGTGGAGTTTATAAGATGGGTTCATAGTTCCTATACCAACGCCGTCTATATCGACCGTTAATCCGTGTGCAACGCCAGATGTGAGACTATTGTTTACCGTACCGTTACACACGTAAAAGTCTATACCATTATCAGTGGCTGCAGAATTATGCCGTGTTCTTATAAAATGACTATATTGGGATGTACCATTCCAACCAAACTGTATTTGTGGCCAAGTAGCATTAGCCGCCTGATTACTATCACCGTTTCTTAAAAGTATACCAGCGTATGTACCTGTAGTACTTACGTCAAGTTTTCGGTAAGGAGATGATGTTCCTATACCAACGCTACCCGAATTATAGTATATGAAACCTAAACCCGAGGTCCATACACTACTTCCACCTCCACCACTAAACGCCGAACCGTTTTGGTAGAGCGTTCCCGTAAAGTTTATGTCACCCGCGACATCGAGTTTATAAGATGGTGACGTTGTTCCTAAACCCAAATTACCATTAGTTAAATTTAAATTAAAACAATCGTTACTGGAAAAATTATAAGATTTTTTTATTATAAAATGACCAGTAAACCCATCTAAACCCATAGCACAGTCATAACCACCAGTATAAAGTTTCATGTAAGGTTTTGCTGAGGAGGAGTCATATATTGATAAACCTGCTTGATTACTACACGTTATATTCAATTTTGTACCAGAATATGGTAATCCTCCTACACCAACATTACCCGAATTGTAGTATATGTCTGAACCCGAGGTTGTCCAAACACTACTTCCACCTGAAACTGTCGTCCACGTTGGTGCACTACCTGGTCCACTCGATGTGAGTACTTGACCAGATGTACCTGCATTACCATTTACACTTAAATAACCCGTAAAGTTTATGTCACCATCGACTTCAAGTGTATAAGCTGGATTTGTTAATCCTATACCAACATTACCCGAATTGTAGAATAACTTTGAAGTAGATGTTCGTATCCAGGAAGTCGTCCAAATTGGTGGACTACCTGCTCCATCCGATGTGAGTACTTGACCAGATGTACCTGCA